CTTCCCTTTTCTTTTAGCCATGCTTCAGGTATAACACGATGCGCCCAAAGAAACTCATTCTTATCACACCAGTTGTAGTATCTTGACTTAGCACCTTTGTAGAGCTTTGCCATAGAGTTACTAAACACAAATCGTATGTCTAACTCAGGGTGTTGCTTACGTATCTCTATATGCTTCCTTCTATCTTCACTGTCAAAGATACCTTTCGTTTCTATTATTATACCATTGTCTAAAATAAAGTCAGGCGTGTAAGTTCTATATCGTAGGTCTTCCCACTCTATCTTTAGAACTTCATACCTGACTCTAGTTTGATTATCTTTTAGGTACGCAGCGACTTCACGCTCCAGCCCACTGCGATACCTTTTGGAATTATGACGCCTCTTCTTTGTCATCCTTGTTCTCTGTTAAGGATTGTTTGACACGGGATGCTAAGATTTCACCTACTGTTTTAAGTGTACTTAACTGGTAGGTAAGCTGACGTTGCATGTTTGAATTATAATGCAACTCTGCTACCATATTGTTTTGCTCTTCAGTAAAGTCTTCTGTATCGTACTCTACTTCATCAATTACTACTTTTGTCATAAGTGATCACTCCTTAATAAGACATATTCTACTGTTGGTGGTGTTAGCTTTCCACTGTATACCTGAGAAGGTAACGCTCTAAGTGTAGGCCAACATTTCTTTTTGTGTGAGCAGAAGCTACACACCTTTTTTAGTTTGTGGTTGCCACTAGCTTTGCCACGATAAGTCTCTGGCTCTGAGTCAAAGCAACGCTCAAAGGGTTCATCTTTATCTAAGTAATCATAGGTATCCTCTATCTTTTTTAATACTTGTTCTTTGTCCACCTCAGAAGCTGACACATACTTAAAGTCACCGTTAGATTTGTTGACTACCCACCAGCCACCTACATCTTTACCTGCAGCAGTAGCGTACCCTACAAGCTGTGACACGTAACCAAACGAATCATCTTTGTTTAAGGTGTGGAAATCTTCAAACTTATTTTGGAATGACCAAGGCGAAGCAGACTTTACATCATCTACTTTACCGTCAAGTATCATGTCGTACTCACCAGATATCTCTGCCTTGTTTGATAGCTTGAGTGTCACACTGTCGTTATCTTCAAACTCTGTACCTGATTCTCTGAGTAATCCTTTGAACACAGCCTCTACTATATCACCTATCACCATGTTAATTTTAAATGATACAGGCAGAGGTTCTGCGTTCTCAGGTTTATTCTTATCAAACCATAGCTGGCACTTAGGACGCCCTACATTTGACATCCTAACTTTGAAGTTTTTCTTTTCAGAGTTAAACTGTTTATGTAGGGCTTCTTTAATATCGTCAGCTACCTTGTCAATAACTTCCTGTGACATCCCTGCTTTACCATCAATAGATTTTCTCAGGTAAGAGTGCACAGATAGTTCAGCAGGGTGTTGCATTATTCAAAGTCCTCCAAGTCTACGATGTTAGATACAATCTTTGAAGATTCATCATCAAGTTTCTCTACGTGTGTTTCATCCCACTTTTTTAGGATGTACTCGTTAGTGTTGTTAACGTAATCTACAAAGTTTTGCAGGACATCGTTGTCACCATCAGCAATGCTTACAAGTTCATTGAGTGAGGCTTGCATCACCGCATACTTATTACCATTAGGCATAGCTCTGACATCACCTGTCAGGGTAATAGTGTGCTCTACTGGAGAGATACGCTTGTTCATCAACTTAGCAACAACGTTGTCAATTGACTTCAAACTCTCACGATTTTTAACGTCAGCTACAAAAGGGACTTCAAAACCATCGTATGTATCTACGTGAGCACCGCCCTCATAGAACGGTTCTATAAATGTAACCATACCCATGTAAACTTTAACTCGATTAACACTACGAATAATATCTTTTGTAGCATCAGGTAAACCATTAAAGTCTTTGATGTAACCTGTAGGTCTACCTAAGTTAAACGTACCTAGAGTATCTTTTAGATCTGTGTTTAAGTTAGTAGACATGACAGTTTTTTGGAAGGTGTTGTTTTCACTATCCCACTTCTGCCAACGTTGACGTTCTGCAAAAAGACGTATCTCTATCTCACGAGCGTAGAACTCGTCTTCGTCTTTCTTAATCTTAAACACAGGAGAAGATACAATCTTGTTGGTGTCTGGATGTACCTCCTGTATTACAGTAGCAGTGATCCTGTGTAAGTTAGAACCACTACCGCTACTTGCAGTAGACGCTGAAAAACCCATAGCATCAGCTAGGTTCATGTTGTCTACGCTAAGTGCAACTTCTGTACTCATATTGTTTTCCTTTCAATATTAAAAGAGTCTTAGTTATACCACTAAACGTCCTTAATGTCAAGCCAATTCTTTCCTATTTTAGCTTCTAATAACAAAGGTACGTTTATTTTTATCCCATACGCTTCCTCCACTATGCTATTAAGATCTTCGTTCAATGTGTCTATCATTGCAATCACGTAATCTTTTTCGTTTGGATGTACATCTACTACCACAGAATCGTGTACACTGTTAACTATACCTGACTGCAGCTTCTCTAATCTAGCGTCTAGTTCTATTAAGACAAGCGGCACTACATCACCTGTGGCAAAACCTTGCACTGGATAGTTCTTGATCCTAGTAAAGTGTGACACACTGCCATTTGCTCTACGTGTAACATCAGGAAAAGCGTACTGCCTACCACTTACATTAGTTATCTTTTGAAAGCGTAGTGCTTCATTACCTAAGTCCTTGTGCCATTTAGCTATGCCTTTGTACTTCTCTACAAAGTGTTCATAGTATGCACCCTCTGCTTTACTTCTGCCATACGAGGTAGCCCCAAAGAGGGGAGCAAAGGTGTGAGCCTTGGCTTCCTGTCTAGTTGTAGGCTGACCTGCATCAGAGATAACCTTGGCTGTGTAGCTGTGTACGTCAAACCCTGTGTCAATCTCTTGCATAGCTGTTTCATCTTGTGCTAGGAACGCAGCCGTTCTAAATTCAAGCTGTGCAAAGTCTGCCTCCAAGATGTGACCGTCAGCCCAACGCGAAACAAACACACGTTTTACGGGGAAGGTTCCTCCTCTTGGCATGTTTTGCATGTTGGGGTTTCGTCCAGAGAATCTACCTGTACTGGTGATATGCTGGGTAAGCCCAACGTGGAGGAGTCCATCTCCTTTAGTGTAGGTGGAAATACCATCCACAAAACTACTGAGATAGCTACTAATAGCAGAAAGCCTTTTAACATCCGTGATAAATCGTTCAGCATCTTTCATACCTTTTGTTTTTGCATTTGCAATAAGGACATCTAGTTTATCTTTACCTGTGCTAAAACCGTTAGCACTAATCCAAGACTTATTAGGTGCTCTAAACTGTAGACCTGCAACCTCACGTAACTCACGTAGTTGATAGCCTCTAGAATCACAGTCCTTACACTTATTAGGCTTGGCATACTTTGTACCATCCTTCCTTACTTTGTATGTCTTTCCCTTACCTTTACATGTAGGGCAAGTCACAGCGTATGTCTTCAAGATAAGGTCACTGTTCTTCTCTACTATATCTTTGAAGTCTTTAGGTGTGTTTGCAAACTCAAACAAGTCAGCCCACTCTCTCTTGTTGTGTATTCTTCTACTAAAGAAAACCTGAGACAGTTGTTCTGGTGAGTTTAAATTTATGGGTGTCCCTCCCATGAGTGTTCGCACTTGTTCCTGCAATCTATCTTCGATCTCGTTTCGCTCTCGTTGGAACTCATCACGGACATGTTTGAGGGCGGTAGTATCCACCCTGAACCCTCGCATGTACATTCTGGCAAGGGACTTGCAGGTGCGGAAGGTAATGTCTCTGACGTTATATAAGGAAGTTGAGGCAGGGTCTTTATAATCTTTTTCGATTGCTTCGTACAACTCACCAGTGCTATGCAAGTCGCAAGACAGATAGTGGCTAAGTTCAACCAACGGTATTTCATCTGTGTTGTATCCTTTCTTGTAGTATGACTTGAGTGTGTCATCCTTCTGATACTCTAACTGTCTGCGCTGGGCGCATTGCTCTAAGCTAAGTGGCTCCTTCTGCCCACGTAGTAGTATGTACTCAGCAAGCATGGTGTCGTAGATGTCACCATCATACTTAAACCCACTAGACCACAACCAAGACAGATCATACTGTAAGTTGTGACCTATCAGTAAAGTCGTGGAGTCAAGCAATCTCTGCAGTCTGCACTTGTTATCTTCTGAGTTATTCCTTTCTTTATGATTAAAGCACAGCAGAGACTTTTGTTGTGTATCTAAGCAAAGTACACCCACCTGTGTAAGCGTGTTGTTAGGCTCAAACGGATCGTTATGTATTTTACCATCACGTAAAGTGATAGAGTTTTCTACGTCTAGAACTCTTCTCATGCTGTGTACCTTGATCTATCACCATCTAACTCACAGTGTACAACACCATGCCATCCACCACGTAGTTTGTTTTTAGCTATGTTTAAATTACGTACAGGGCTATTATCTGTTCCACCATTCTCAGGTATGTTCTTAGAAATCAACACCATCAAGTCACACTCTGCAGCCTTACCTGTCTTGCTACCCTCCATCATAGATTGATCTACAAACACTCTACCTTCAGCTTCAGCAGACAATTGTGACATCCATATGATAACACAGTCATACTGCTTCGCTATGTTACGTGCGTGTATCGCTGCGTCCTTGAGGTACACATGTGAGTCTGCACTACCTTTATTGGCAAACTTATCACCCATATCTAGCACTAAGACATCAGGCTGATATGCTTTAACTACAGCCTCAACCCAGCGCATATCTTTACCTGTGCTATCCTTGATCTTGATGTTATCGTGTACAGGTTTGTAGCGTGTCGCAGCTAGTGCATAGTTACCTTTAACTTCATCCATAGACATGTTAGATGCAGCACTTAGATACCTTGCACCTACACGATCATAGGACTCCTCGTTACATAAAACTATACACTTAGCACCCTGCCTAGCAAATCCATCCTCAGAGGCTATAATCGAAGCATGAAAGGATGTCTTGCCTGTATTTGGTCTTGCACCTACCAAAACTAAATGTCCACCTGACACACCCTCTATGCGTTTTTGCAGAGATGATATGTTAAACTTCCATTTAGCTTGAACGTCAGCTTTCTCTAGCAAAGTATCAATAGATATGTCACCCCAATCAATCTTGAGGTTTGGCATGAAGTCATCTTGATAGTCTTCGATTATCTTACGCACAGGCTCCAGTGTATTCTCTACACCATTAACGTACTTAATACCTAAGTTAGCTATCTCCTCTCCTACTAGCTTCTGAAACAAATTACCCATGACTTCCTGTGCAATGTCAGGTGACATAGGTTCTGCTCTGTTTATCTTCTTGAACAACTCTCTGTACGACTCTTTGTTAGCTGTAGTCAGGACGTTGTGTGTAAAGAATAGTCCTTCTAATTCTGCTGGTGTTATATTCCTTTCGTATGTTTCCATAGCGTAGTCCAAGGTTCTCTTGATACCTCGCACATCTTTACTGAACAGGTTATCAGGTGTTCTGATACCTTTGTTGTTGTCGTAGAACTCCTTGTCCATAAGGGTTCTTATTAATGCTAACTCCATCATTCCTCCATCAAACAAAACTCACACCAAGTGTTAGGTGTAGGACAACCACAGCTAACGCATAAGTTAAAACCAACTGTGTTGTATACTTCTTTCTCCTTTGCTCTTTGTTTCTCCTCTTTTGTCATAGGACGAATGTCTTTTAATGACATTCCAAATGTATACTTTTCTGTCATTCAAACAACTCTCCTCCATCACCATCTTTATATATATCAAACTTAGTCATAGTCTCTGTTTGGTGTCCATTTACCTTTAATAATGCTTTCCAAGACACAGGAAACAACCTACGCATCCTGTCACTAATCTCTGTTGCAACCAAGCGTGTCTCTGCCTGTGTATCACTGGCACAACGTAGGTTACACATATCAGACCATGCATCAAGACTACCTGACCAGTACCACTCAGTCATAGTAGACTGTGGTAATACCATACGTGCTTGCTCTGGACAGACACCCTCTTCAAGAAGTTCTTTATAGACTCTGAGAGAGGTATAACCAATGAAGTCTGTCTCTGCTTTGGGGTACACAACACCATCACTTCCTTGCTTCTTATCTTTAGCACGTCCTCTCCATGTCTTAGGTTCATAGAACTCAGGCTCTTCATCTACATACCTACGGCTGATCTCGTTCCAGCGCAGGAACTTATGCTTGACTAACTGCCTAGCTACAAAGATAGGAGCCTTGACGTGGAAGGTAGCAAAGCAATGCCCAAAGGGTGACATGTGCCTATGCTTTGCTAGATATAGAATCAGTTTATCATCTTTGTCGTTAGTGTAAGTTCTACCCCTCTCTACTTGTTTACCAAAACTAACTCGTGCAGCATTAACGACAGTGACATCACTGCCCATGTAATCTATTAGTGTTGCTTCAATCCCCACTGGTAAACTCTCCTTGATTACCAAAACTTATGATGCAGTACATAGCAAATCTAGGGTGGTACTCCATTATAGTGTAAGTCTTTTTGTCTAAGTTCATAAAGATGGACACAGGCAAAAGAATTGGATCAGCAGCGAAACCAGTAGGTGATTTTACTGTAGTGATCTGTGTTGCTTTATAGATTAGCTGTTGATTTTGTATCTGCACAGTAGCAAATGCTTCCTGTTCACTGCCACATATAACAGGTTTAGTTTGCAGTTGACCTGCATGTGCTGTACCTGCGAGTACACACAGTGCTGCTATCCATCTATACATGGTTTAACCTCCGCTAAAACTAGTATAGCTTCCTCTCTTGTTATCTTAAACCACTCACCTTTTAATATACCTCCGTAGCTGTTAGCTAACTCATGTGCTTTTCTCTCTGCTTTATGACAATCATCATGGTACACACTATCAATTACATAATATGATCTATCAGGACAACCTGTGTTAAGTTGAGATAGTCGTTGCTCTATGTTATGTGTTCTTCCTATTTTTATACTATCAAATTTAGGATGTCCTATAGCATAGACATAGCCATTCTTTACGTTATCTAGTTGAGATTCATTTATTCTTTTAATAGCTTTATTTTTCCAATAATAAATCCTTTGGTACATTTTCTTGTGCTCTGGGTTATCTTTGTAGTATCTTTTTTTACCTGTTTTTGGATTGGTTGTTTCTGTAAGCATGTGTATCTCCTTTATGTTTTTCTTTCCGTACTGGTTTAGGTTTCTTCTTATCAGGTATAACTTGCTGCTTGTACTTAGGTTGCCGCAAGTCTTTAGCCATAGGATTCTGTTTATTCAATCGCTCCATCTATCAGACTCCTTAAAGTATTCATATCATTCTTACGTTCATACTTGATGTCATCCTCGACGTGCAACACCCAAGCAGGTAAGTCAGTCCAGAGTTGTATCTTTTTACTGAACTCCATGCTTTTACTTAGTGCATCAGGATCAAGTGCAACCAGACAGTATGACGCATTGTCACTTATATCAGCTAGATGATCCTCTGTCAAGCTAGTGCCAAGTATAGCAAAGCCAGTAGTTCCTGGCATACGTTTAGCCACAGTGATAGAACTGATAACATCTTCGACTATAACATATACACCGTTGGATTTACCTATACATCTCTTGTAGTAATTTCCTATACCACCATATCTATACCACTTTGGTATAGCTCCATCTAACGCACGTCCTATTGCATCTATCAGTCTACCATCATCGTAGATAGGAAAGACTGCACGTTTACTTTTAACGTCATACATTAACTTCTCATGGTTAAGTATAGGCCAACGCATAATAAATCTGCGTAAGTGTCCATCTCGTGCAGCGTTACTATCAACTACATGCTCTGGATAAACGAAGCTGTCTAACTGTTTGTTATTGTTATATGTTTCTACTAGAGGTTTCTTTAGGTAGTGATCCATTTCTTCAGCAGTCATAGCTGTGGATACCATGCCCTTGAGATCACACGATAATTTGTAACAGTTGTATATAACCCTACCGTCAACCTTACGTGCAGTGAAGGTGTTCTTACTGCCACACTTAGGACAAGCTTTGCGTATCGACTCACCATCAGACAGGTCTAAGTCCTCTATGTGCCTATTACTCATTCCTTACCCTTCCTGTTGTGCTTTTATACTTTCCCAATATTCTTTATCTTGATCTACTGTTTTGTAATAGGTATTAAAAAAGTGTTCAATACCATCAGAATGATAGTGTTTTTTTCTTTTATCATTACCCCACCTACCTGTAGTATAGTAATAAGAATATCGAGGAGAATACCTACTAGATGGATCTTTCTCTTTATAAATAAATATTAGAGCTTGTTGTTCGTGCACAAAGTATTTTATTTCTTTTTCATCTAAAAACTCTTTAAC